GTGCTTTACTAAAACAGTGTAAATGCTTTAAGATAAATGAGGATGACTACAACCCTTTTAGAGAGAAATTATAATGGTTAAAAAAATGTATCAAAATCCTAGCGGTGGTTTAAACGAAGCTGGTCGTAAATACTTTAATCGTACTGAAGGATCTAATCTTAAAGCTCCTGTAAAGACAGGTACTAATCCAAGACGAGTTTCTTTTGCTGCAAGATTTGGTGGAATGAAGGGATCTTTACTTTCTAAATCTGGTAAGCCAACAAGATTAAAGCTAGCACTTAAAGCCTGGGGATTCTCAAGTAAAGAAGCTGCCAGAAACTTTGCTGCAAGACATAAGAAGAGTTAGTCTTGGCTAAGAGAAAACAAATACTAAAAAGCTGTGGTAACTGCCATATCTGTGGCAAAGAACATTTAAGTAATGAAGGTGGTTGGGTTATAAATGCAGAAAAATTAAACTTCTGTCATTCATTAGATCATAGTTGTTATGATATTTACTTTAATAATGTAAGAGCTAAAGAGAAACAAGCACTTGTAAGTAACAATAATAATGACAAACGTATGGAAATGTATATAGAATATTTAAAGAAACAAAAGTGTAAACATAAATACGCAGGAGAATAATATGCCACTAAATGCAAAAGGTAAAAAGATTCTAGCAGCCATGGAAAAAGAATATGGAAAAGAAAAGGGTAAAACTATATTCTATGCTTCAGAAAATAAAGGAACTATTAGTGGAGTTAAAAAGAAAACAGGCAAATCAATGCTTGCGAAGTAAACAGCTTGCAAAATAACTAGCAAAATAAATATTATGAAAAGCGAAAAAAAAGAACATACAAAGAAGCACGAAGGATCTGAATCCACATCTAAGAAGATGAAAGAGAAAGCATTAGAGAAAAAGAAAATGTCTAAAGGATTCAAATCTTTGCTATCAATGTAATATGGAATCTAAATACCACGAAAGAAAAGATGGTAAGAAGGTTCGCAAAGGTTTGTATTACAACATAAACAAACGCAAAGAAGCTGGTACATCTAGAAGTAAATCAGAATCTACTATATCTAAGAAGGCTTATAAAAGTTTATTAGCTGGATTCAACGAATAGTTATTTAACATTATCCATCACATACTTATATCTGTTCCAGATAATATGATCTGGCTGCCAGAAATGTTTCTTATTCATTTTCATTCTAACATGATGGATCATAGTTGTATGATCTCTATTACCAAGTAGAACACCAATCTTTGTAAATGGCATATCATATTTATCTCTAAGAACATTAATCAATATTGATCGTGCAATTACAGCTGGTTGTATTCTAGTCTTAGTAAGTATCTCATTAACATCTATGCTAAGTTGATTGGCAATAATAGTTAAGGCATGCTTAACATTCATAGGAACAACAACATCATTAATAGTTACATACTTAATAACTTCTTTAACAACTGTATTCTGTTTAATAATAGTATTTGTTTTAAAATATTCTCTTGCTAATTTATATCCAGTCTTAAAACCTACACGATATAGTTTGCGTTCTCTATCTGATAAGTTCTCATAAGCATTTGCACTGTATCTTAATCTAATTTGTTCTTTAAGCTGTTTTGTTTTCATCATATTTATCTTCTTTCTGTCTTATACTTGTTGAGTTAAGTCTTATTGCACCAACCTTAACCTTAATAAACAAACCTCTTTTATTAGGATCAAGTGCATGTTCTGCTGTGTCAAACTCTTCTACATAAGTAAAAAAACATTCACACTTTCTTAATCTTACAACCTTCATTACTTTTTCTTTTGCCTAACTTGTTTAGTCATCTTGCAATAGATAGATAAATCATCATAGCTATCTGCTTTGTATTTCTTAGTGCAGCGATACAGTTTAAGTGCCATCATTATATGACCAACATCTTCTGGTTCTAACGCAACTTTAATTTTATTAAATAAAACTATAGAGAATAGCTCTGCAAGTAATGCAAAGTTCTCTTCATAATCTCCATATTCTCTATGACGATCATCTATAATTTTTTTTTGTATCTTTTCTTCAAGACTAATGAAGTCTTCTTTATTAATCATATATCCTTTTCTGTTTTTTACTCTACCCCTAGGGAAACAACGTGAAAGGGAAGGCATGACTGCCTGATGAAAACCCTAGGGATAGAGTTAATAGTTACTTACGTAGCTATTAGTATTGTCTATTACCGAAAGACTTATTGCTTGTAAATGGTTTCTTTTGAAATCCACCAGCTTTAAATCCTCCTTGTTTATTTTCTCCTGCTGTTGCTTGCTGTTCTTTTTTCGTGATGATCACAGTGTAACCACCTGTTGGGTTACCTTCTATGTCAGTTCCGTCATACGCACAGTAGTCGTACCACTCACCATTAATATTCACGTTCATTTTCCAATTTTTTCCTTCTGGAGCTTTTGGAGAATTAGGTGCTACCATTACTGGTTGATTGTCGCCTGCTTTTTTATTTACGTTTGGAATAAGATTTAAATATATCTTATTCTTTGGTTGGTCGTTCATTATTATACCTCATTTTGAGTTGTGATCTCATCACGCTTACTATTAAATTTATTTAAAATAGAATTGTAAGTTGCGAGATCTTTTATTTTTATCTGATCAAGTAGTTCTCTGTTGGCACGCCAAAGGAAATCTAGTTTCGCTGTGTGCGGTGCGTAGTGAACTTTCTTTACCAGTTCATTAATTATACTATCATCATATCTTGTATCGGCTGATGTAGTATCTTTTCCATTCATTGGCTGTACAGGAATATCTAATTCCTCATACTCTTCCTTTGAAGTTATATCTTCAAGCAGAATTCCCATGAATGATAAAGCTCGTGTGATTGCAAATGTTTCAGCAATCTCTAAGTAGCCTGGTTTATCTCTGTATTGTTTAGAGTAACCTGTTGCTACAATATGTTCAGGATCTGATTTAGTTATAATACATTTCATTATAACATAACGATCTGAGTGTTCTTGTATTACACAATTGATTCCATATTCAGTACCAAACACTTCTCTAAAGTATTTAATCTTAGACCAAGCTGATACTGTTTTCTTTCCATGTTGATTTAAGTATGAGCCATTAGCTGCACACAAATCATTAACTTGTTTTATTTTTTCTTTCATTGTTTCCTTTAGTTGTTTTATCTATTGTGCAAGAGTGAGCAAATACTTCCTTACCTTTATAGAAAGTACCATACTTATTCTTGCCACTTGCCTTACCTATGTAAGTTACTTTATCAAATAACTTATCACATATTCTTGCAGAATAAGAATCAATTTCATAGCCTAAATTATAGACTGTGCCATTCATTAGTATTATTGTAAGAATTACTTTCATTTAGCAATCAATGTCATAAGCAATATAGCTATAACAATAATCAATAATAGTTTTATAAACAAACTTCTAAACTCCTTATCTTCTTTTTCTTTTAGTTTACGCATTATAATATCATGACGAAACTGTTGTTTGATTTTATCGTGTTGCTTGTGATAATAATTTATATCCATATTTCTACACATAAGTTTACCATTTATACATTGTCCCACAATGAAGCCGCTTTTTTTACTAGATCTATTTGCACGTCTTTCCACATATAACTTGAGAAGTCTGGAGGAGGAATTAATCTAGCCATATCCTGAACCGAGCCACGACACAAGTACACAAGGTTCTGACGAATTTTATCAACTAATAAATCCTGTTGAATTAAAAATTCCATGTACTCAGGCGTAAGTAATTCACAGGTGTCAGGTGTAAAGACATTAAAGTTATCTTGATTAACATAAAGTAAATGAGGAACTTTTTTTGTAGCGTGCCAGTAAAAAGCACATTGGCGTACATGATTTATGTCTGGTTGTTTTGGTAAGTATGCTTTGATCCAACTAAAACCAGCTTTAGTATCTGATTTTCTTTTTGATCTGTGTTTAGTTTTTAACTCTACAAGTTTAGTTCCATTCATTTGCTCGTAATCTACTCTGCCTATCTTATCTAAAACTAATTCTTTAAATTTATAAGTACAATATCTTTCACTTGCTACTTCTTCTCCTAGTTTAAGATCATCTAATGCTTTGCAAGTAATCTTAATCATATCAACAAGATAATTTTTTGTATCTTCGTGTTGCTCTTTATCTAATTCATTATGAGGTTTATATTTATCGTACTCAGTAAGCTCTTCTTTAATAATTGTATCTATATTTTTTTTCTCAATGAGCATTCTTTTCTCTGCTTCATACATATATTTAGAAACATATTTTTGTGATGCTCTACCAATAGATACTCCAGCATTCATTCGGAACGATATGTTTTTATTACGCCTGTCAGTTTGATCAAACAAACAATAGTTAACTAACCAGTCTGCATTTGTTTGTGCTGTTTGACTTGGTGATCCATGATCAAGATTAAGTTTTTCATAATACTTAATACAAATATCAGGATCAAAATTATTTATTGCCGATATAGAATTGTTCTTTGTTAAATCAATAACCATTTTAAACCTTTCATTGTTTATATAACCAATACATATATTATTAATTTAAGTCAATGCAAAATAAAGATTGACTGTGAATAACTTTTATGGTTATGGTTAATCTAACGAAAGGATATAAAATGAAACTTAAAAACCAACTAAAAAAACTACTTAAAAAGTATCACAAAACATTTGATTGTTTTGGCAACAGAAGGAAAACTAAATGACACTAAACGAGTACAAAGAAAAGCATAAACTTAGCAATAAAGATCTTGCTAAGCTCATAGGATTAACAGGTAAGAATCCTATCGTATCTGTGATTAGGTATTTAAAGTCAGAGAGAATACCTCATCCTAGATTTATGAAAGTAATAACAGAAAAGACAGGCGTTCAACCTAATAGCTTTTACGAGGAGTGGTATGACAAGTATAAAATATGAAAAGGCAATCGTAATTTGGGAGGATATTAACAGTTGCGATAGTGCATGGAACAGTCAATCAGATTTAGAAAATCTTAAACCTGCTATGTGTAATACAATAGGTTATCTTTATGAAGACAATGCTAACTTCATTAAAATGTTTGCAACATATAGCATAGATCCAAACACTGATGAGCTAGACGTTGGAGATGCAATCGTTATTCCTAAAGGCTGCGTTGTTTCAATTAAGAAATTGGAGAACTAAATGATTGATCAACCACTGCACGTTGAAGATGTCATTGATATGTACAATGAAAAGATTTTAATTCTTCAAAAAGAAATAGATAGATTAAACGAAGAGATACAGGTTTTGCATATAGAACTTATGCAGGAAAGAGCTAAGAACAATGATTGATTTAAAGAATAGAGGATTGCATGATCTTGAAGTTATTATTCATAGATTAAAAAATCATGTAAGTATTTTAGAAAGATTAATTCTTGAACAGCATAAAGAAATTAAACAACTAAAATATAAATTAAAAGTATCACAAAACATTTGATTGTTTTGGCAACAAAAGGAAAAC